AAGCAGCAGAACAAAATGTACTGCTGCAACCAAGCATTTCTCAAGATTTATCCGCAGCTATTAGTAATTCTATTTCTATTAAACTTAGCCAACAATTAGACGCGTTAATTGATCAAGAAAAAATTAATGTAAATATTCAGCCAGAAGCCAAAACACAAGAACAAACCAATGCTGATTTATCGGGATCAATATCACAAAGCATATCTATTTCGGAACGCCTGCAACAAAATGTATCGGTAAATTTGCCACCAAAACAAGAGGCGCAACAGTCAATATCGACAAAACTATCAACATCGCAAAGCATTTCGCAACAGCAAGCTTTTAATCAATCAATATCAACATCATTACAAAATGTTTCTATAGAAAACCGAATTAGTGAATTAACTGCTAAAGCAGCAGAACAAAATGTACTACTGCAGCCAAGCATTTCTCAAGATTTATCCGCAGCTATTAGTAATTCTATTTCTATTAAACTTAGCCAACAGTTGGAAGCATTAATTGCACAAGAAAAAATAAACCTTAACATTCCACCAGAAACCAAAACACAAGAACAAACCAATGCTGATTTATCGGCATCAATATCACAAAGCATATCCATTTCGGAACGCCTGCAACAAAATGTATTGGTAAATTTGCCACCAGAAGTTAATATAAATACGCAGCCAGAAATGCCAACAGAATTTGACCAATCTGTGTCAATTTCAATTAGATTAAGTCAACAATTAGAGGCGTTGATTAACCCAAATGTAACACCCGATGTAACTCCTAATGTTTCGCCTAATGTAACTCCTGTTTCGCCTAATGTAACTCCTAATGTTTCTCCAACAGGCCCAAGTGTTAGTCCAAATGTAAACGTACCAATTGTTATCAATCCTCAAGTGCCGTCGTTGCCTCCTACCATACCTCCGGTGACGACGACATCTCCTCCCCCACAACCGCCAACAATACCGCCGGTGACGACGACATCGCAGCCGCCGGTGACGACGACATCGCAGCCGCCGGTGACGACGACATCGCGACCACCTGTTACGACCACATCAAAACCTCCTGTAACAACAACGCCACCGCCGTTTCCGTTATTTTTTGTGCCACCCGTGCAGCAAAAGAAAACGTATGTAGAATATGAGTTTCCTACAGTACCTCCGCCAGAATTTGGGCCGTTTGATCTGTTCAAAGCACCCAATTATTTGCGCCCATTGGCAAACACGCAACCAAACTTTGGTCTTGCAGCACTTTTAGGAGCAGTCAATGATGCCAAGCAGAGGAATGGGGGCGATACGCCCCAACAAGGTTCCAACACTCAAACGCCGGCGTGACAACACAGACTTTTTGGAGTATGCTCAAGGTGGAGAAGTATGGGATAAGCCAAGGCCCAAGAAGTTAGGAAAGCCGCAGGCACTATCGCCAAGCGCCAAGGCAAGCGCCAAGGCGGCGGCAAAAGCAGCGGGCCGACCGTATCCAAACCTTGTGGATAACATGCGAGCGGCAAGGAAAAAATAATGTCCACCACTGGTGCAACAGTCTTCCAGCCCAATCTCAACGAGATTATGGAAGAAGCTTATGAGCGATGTGGCAGAGAATTGCGGTCGGGCTACGATTTCCGGACGGCACGGCGCAGTTTGAATTTGCTTCTGACCGAATGGGCTAACCGTGGCATCAATTTGTGGACGATGGAACAAGGCGCCATCCCGCTGTACGCCAATCAAATTACCTATCCATTGCCCATCAATACAGTCGATCTGGTAGAGACGATTGTCCGCACAGGAGAGGGAAGCAACCAAACCGACATCAACATTAGCAGGATTTCGGTAAGCACCTACTCGACGATTCCGAACAAACTTGCAACCGGGCGGCCTATCCAAATCTACATCGACCGACAGGGCGGCCAAACCTACACGTTTACTGCAACAATTGCAGATGCAGTAAGCAGTAGCGCGGAGACTATTCCAGTAACTTCCCTGGTTGGAGTGCCCTATGCGGGCTTTGCAACCATCAACACGGAGACGGTGTATTACTATGGAACCAGTACCCAAGCTGAAAATGTGGCAACGAATACATCAACATTTGCAACACTTAACAACGTGGTTCGCGGCCAAAATAATACAGTTGCAGCATCGCATGCGGCGGGCGCGGCAATAACAAACACGAAATTTCCCAACGTGACCGTGTGGCCGGCGCCAGACCAAGGAGCTGTTAGCAATCCGTTTTACACGCTCATTTACTGGCGACTGCGCCGATTGCAAGACGCTGGCAACGGAGTCAATGTAGAAGACATACCGTTTAGATTTCAGGAAGCATTGGTATCAGGATTGGCATACAAACTTTCGATGAAGGTGGAAGGCGGCCTAGAGCGCATGCAAGTCCTCAAGGCGCAGTATGATGAATCATGGATGCTGGCCTCGGAAGAGGACAGAGAAAAGGCGCCAATCCGATTTGTCCCCCGACAGTCCTTTCTGGGTGGAGTCTGATGCCTAATCAGTTTGCAAGCGGCAAATATGCTATCGCACAGTGCGACCGCTGTAATTTCCGGTTCAAATTGAAACAACTAAAATCACTTGTTATCAAAACCAAAAACGTCAACATTCTTGTATGCCCAGAATGCTGGGAGCCTGATCAACCGCAACTGCAACTTGGGATGTATCCGGTAAACGACCCGCAGGCAGTGCGCAATCCGCGCACAGACAGCAATTCGTACTACCAATCCGGATATAATGGACTGGAAATAATGTCACAAACCGGAGAAGCGTTTACAGGAGTGCCCAACGATGGTAGTAGAATTATCGAATGGGGATTTAATCCGGTAGGTGGATCACGGTGGTTCAATGCTTACCTTACCCCCAACCATTTGGTAGCCCAGGCGCAAGTCAACAGCGTCACAATCAGTTAGGAGCGTCTATGAAAACCGCAGAAATGTTGAAAAAGCATATGCAAAAAGGCGCCAAGGCGCATCCAGACCCGGACGCAAAAAAAATGCGCAAGGGCGGCCCGACTGGCGAAATGATGCGTTCAATGGGACGCAACATGGCGCGGGTCAAAAACCAGGGGATGAAATGATGGCATACTCCATGAAAGTAAACGGCAAGGAAATTGGGCCGGCTGCGGTATACGCGCCGCCGCACACCATGGCAGGCAAGGCAGTCAAGGCTGATGCGCATCCTGGCAAGGACATGCCGTATCACAAAGTGCCCGACTGGAAACCGACCGCGGGAATGGCCATCAACCCGAATGTAGGCATCAAGACATCCGGCACCAAGATGCGTGGTACTGGCGCTGCAACCAAAGGCACCATGAGTAGAGGCCCGATGGCATGAACTGGGGTGAGTTGAAAACGCAGATCCAGGACTACATGGAGACGACGTTCTCTGTGACGAGTCTTACGACGTTTACAACTCAAACAGAAGAGCGCATCTACAACGCAGTACAGTTTCCAAGTCTTCGCAAAAACGTGGTAGGTTCATGCAGCCAAAACAATCAATACCTGCAATGCCCCAATGATTTTTTGGCCGCGTATTCGATGGCAGTCATTGATGGAACAGGCGCTTACCACTTTTTGTTAAACAAGGATGTGAACTTTATACGCGAAGCTTTCCCGATTCCCACGGGCGCAGGCAATACGGGCTTGCCGTATTGCTATGCCTTGTTTGGCCCAGACATTCCCAACGCACCAAAGCAACTGGTGTTCATGCTTGGGCCAACACCAGATTCGGCATACAATATTGAATTGCATTACTTTTACTACCCACAGTCAATCACCTACAACAATGTGGATAGCAATACAACGTGGCTGAGTGAAAACTTTGATACTGTGTTACTGTATGGCGCATTGGCAGAAGCAGCGACGTTTCTGAAAGCAGAAGCAGATCAGATCAGCTACTTGACAACAAAGTTCAAGGAAACGCTGGTGCTTGCCAAGCGCCTGGGTGAAGGGCTGGAGCGACAAGATCAGTACCGCGCTGGGCAGGTTGTAGACAAGGTGGTATAATGATTGTCCAGACGGTATGCACAAGTTTCAAGGCAGAAGTTGCTCGCGGGATGCACAACTTTACAAGGACAACGGGAAATGTTTTCAAACTGGCCTTGTACACCGCCCTTGCCAACCTCGGCGCAGATACGGCAATCTACACCACGGAAGGTGAGGCAAGTGGAACCAATTACACCGCCGGCGGGGCTGTTCTCACAAACATTACGCCAGTATCAGCAAACACAACAGGCTACTGGTCGTTCGACAACATCACATTTTCCAACGTCACCTTGACATGTCATGGTGCTTTGATATACAACACCACTGGAAATCGTGCGGTGTGCGTGCTTAACTTTGGGACATCAATCACAAAGACGGCATCGGATTTGGTAATCACTTTTCCCCCTATGGGTTCTTCTGACGCAATTTTAAGGATTACATAATGGACAAGGCAAAACTTGGCGATGCAGCGCAGAGCGCACTTGTGGCAAACAGCGCAAACGGTGAAAATCTTCTGGCGATGGGCAAGTTCCTGTTTGAGTGCTATGACAAAGATGGCAATCTCAAATGGGCTGGCGAATCGAAAAACCTTGTAGTGAATGTTGGCCTTCAGTACATGGCCGGCACTTCGCTTGACGGCGCAACCGCCAGGATCACCACATGGTATATCGGGCTGTGGGGCGCTGGGGCATCAAACGCGCCCGCAGCGTCAGACACCATGAGTTCGCATGCTGGATGGACAGAGGTTACCCCGTACAGCAATGCTAACCGCCCGACTGCAACTTTTGCAGCAGCGACGACAGCAAACCCATCGGTCGTCACCAACACTGCCAACAAGGCATCGTTTAGCATCAATGCCACCGCGACAGTCGGCGGTGCGTTCTTGACAAGCGACAGCACCAAGTCAGGAACTAGCGGAACGCTGTTTTCAGGAGCAGACTTTACAGGCGGTGATCGCTCGGTAGTCAACGGCGATACGCTGCAAGTAACGTATCAGTTTAGCCTCTCGGCATAACATGCCGTTTGCTGTAGCGGATCGTGTACAGGAAACCACGACAACAACTGGCACCGGCACGGTAACACTTGCCGGTGCAGCAACAGGTTTCCAATCCTTTGCCGCCATTGGGAACGGCAACAGTACGTTTTACACCATTGAAGATGGCACCAACTGGGAAGTTGGTGTAGGAACGTACACGTCGTCTGGCACAACACTGTCCCGCGATACGGTGCTGTCGTCCAGCAACGCGGGCAGTCTTGTCAATTTTGGTGCGGGGGCAAAAAACGTCTTCGTGACGCAACCTTCAAGCCGTTCCACATTTAACGCCCGTGCATATGGTACAGCACTAATTTTTGGGGGCTAGCTATGGCTGCGCCGAATTTGATCAATCTCACAACCGCGACTGGCAAAGTGGCTGGCCTTGCAGTAACCACATCTGCAACCGCGATTGCAAGTAACGGCGCAAGCTCCAACAAATGTTTCAAAATCAACACGCTGGTGGTAGCAAACATTACAGGGTCAACAGCTACTGTTACGGTAGATGTGTACAAAAACGCAACAACCGCGTTTGAGCTTATGTTTCAAGCAACAGTACCTGCAAACTCCTCCATCGTAGTTATTGGCAAAAACGAGAATCAAATCTACCTGGAAGAAAATGACAGTTTGCGATTGACCGCATCTGCAAACAGTGCATTAGAGGCAATATGTTCGTATGAGGAATTGTCATAAATGCCAGTCGCATTGGGTGTTAATGGTGGTATTTTAGGTTCCAACAACCTGCCGTCGTCTGGATCGGCAAAAGGCATTTGGACGCCTAATGAAATAGCCCGCGCCGTTGGCCTTGGTTTCTGGCCGCTTGTCTATGCAAGGACAGTCACGGAAACTTCCTCCGGCGCGGATAATATTTCTACGGGATCAACAGACCCCTTCTTTGAATACACCACGCTTTTGCTCCCAGGCAACGGGACGAATGGAGCGCAGAACAACACGTTCTTGGACTCCAGCAGCAACAACTTCACGATCACCCGCAACCCCACAGCAGGCCCGAATGCACCGACGCAGGGGACGTTCTCACCGTTTAGTCAGACGGGGTGGGGGAATTATTTTTCTGGGTCGTACTTGACCGTTCCGGCAAGCGCCGATTTTAATTTAGGAACCAACGATTTCTGCATTGAGTTTTGGCTGAACGCAATTAGCCCTGCAAACTACGGAGGAATTTTGTCGTTTGATAGCGGCGGGGACTATCCAGTTAACTTTTCTTATGCTAGCACTGCTGGTTCAAACCTTCAAGCAAACTTTGGTTCTGCAAGTGCGTGGTATTTCTCAGCTAATTTTGATACGTCTACAGCAACAAATCAGTGGGATCATTATGTAGCGACCCGCAGCGGGTCTACGTTTCGCATTTTCAAAAATGGTGTACTAAAAGCAACCGGCACCAATAGTGGTTCAATCGGCGCTAGCTCTGGAACCGTTAATATCAATGCAAACGGAGCAATAGCAGGTACAACATATTTAAGCAACTTAAGAATTATCAACGGAAGCATACCGACTAGCTATCAAACAAGTAGTACGACTGTCGGGACTACAATATTCACAGTTCCAACCTCTCCTCTAACAACAACAAGTCAAGGGGCAACAGCGGCTGATGTCAAGTTACTGACTTGCCAATCCAACAGATTTGTTGATAGCAGTACATCATCTCCAAAGACCATCACGCTTTCAGGCTCCCCGCAAGTCGTTGCCTTCTCCCCATTCAACCCCACTGCACCGTGGTCTGCTGCGATTTATGGTGGGTCAGGGTATTTTGATGGGACGGGGGATTATTTGACCTCGCCAAGTAGTAGTGCTTATTTGCCATCAACAACTACAACACCATTTACGTTGGAGTGTTGGGTATACAACACAGGAACATCCGCTACCTTATTGTATTCTGCTCTTGCGCTAGAAAATTACGGGTTTGTACTCGGATTTGGGTCTGGAGTTGGTACTTATGACTCTACAGCAACACCTTGGTTTGCGTATTATAGTGGGAGTTGGAGTGGTATAAGGTCAACAGTTTCGATACCAATAAACGCTTGGACGCATATTGCTTGTGTTTTTACAGGATCAACTTGTTTAATTTTTCAAAATGGAGTCCAAACAGCATCTGGCGGCCCTTCGACTTGGCCTTCTTTTGCGGCATCTGTGCTTAGAATAGGATGTAGACCAGACGCTATAAATGTGTTTACAGGCTACATCTCTGGCGTTAGGATTGTCAACGGAACTGCCGTCTACACAGCCGGCTTCACCCCACCTACCGCACCCGTCACTGCCATCACCAACACATCCCTCCTCCTCAACTTCACCAACGCTGGTATCTACGATGCTACGTCTAAGAATGACTTGGAGACGGTGGGAGATGCTCAGATAAGCAACACCACAGCTAAGTGGGGTAGCACGAGTATTAAGTTTGACGGGACGGGGGATTATTTACAAGCCACTGATAGACAAACTGCTCAATTTGGGTCTGGTAATTGGACTGTTGAGGGGTGGATAAATTGGAGTTCTTTAACTGGAGCAAGAGCAATATTTAATTACGGCTATGAGACAACCACTACAAGAGCAATTTTGATATATACAAACGGAACAAATGTAAGGGTAGTCCAATCACCAGACGGTTCAACAAGCTATGATCAAAGTTTAGGAAGCCCTTCACTATCAACAGGGACTTGGTATCACTTAGCGGTTGTTCGAAACGGGTCAACAGTTACTTGTTATATTGATGGTACGGCAACAGGCACAACAGCCACCGCTTATACAATATCAACTGCTGCTGGTGCTGTAAGAATAGGAACCGAGTCGACAAGCTACTTTAACGGCTACATCCAAGACCTTCGCATTACCAAAGGCTACGCTCGCTACA